CTACTGGATGTATGGTGCTACTCCTGAGGAGCTTGCTAAAGCATGGGACAAGCCTGTTGCTATTGCTGAGCTTAAGAAGTGTGGCAACTGCGAGTACTTCGACAATCGTGTACAGACCCTGAAGGCTCTTAAGCTGGAATCGGGTATGGGTGCCTGCAAGAAGTTCCAGTTTGCTTGTTCTCAAGAGGCTGCTTGCCAAGGTTGGGACTGCCCTGACTTCGAAAAAGGGTACGAAGGGGATGAGGACTGATGCCGGGTAGGGACTACAAGAGCGAGTACAAAGAGTATCACTCCAAGCCTGAACAGCGGGAGAAGAATAATGCTCGTAAACGTGCTCGTTATGCCCTCGAAAAGGGTGGTGTAGTCTCTAAGGGTGACGGTAAGGATATCGACCACAAGGATGGTAATCCTCTAAACAATAAGAGAAGCAATCTCAAGGTTACTTCTAAGGCTGCTAATCGTTCTTTCCCCAGAACCAAAACTGCAAGGAAGAAGTGACATGCCCTTGAACGCTAAAGGCAAGAAGATTAAGGCTGCTATGCAGAAAGAGTACGGCAAGAAGGCTGGTGAGAAAGTCTTTTATGCCTCAGAGAACAAGGGCACCATCAAGGGTGTCACCAAATCCAAGAGGAAAGATAAGTAACAATGGCCCGTGATGACGACGACAATTACAAAGCTGGTATAGACTTTGAGTGGGTGACTGCTAAGAATAGCAACTACAAAACTCGCAGATTCTTCACCAAAGCAGAAAAAGAGGCAATGAAGGCTCCTAAGAAGGAATCTAAACCTGCGTCTAAACCTGCTTCTAAGAGCGCCGCACCCACTACTAGTATTCGTCCCAAGAGTAAACCTGCAGACTCTGGTAGCCGTGTGGGTGCTAAGGACCGTAAGGTACAGACCACTGCAGAACTTCGTAAAGCTGCTGAAGCTAAAAAAACCACTACGACTACCCCCGTAGATACAAAAGCTCAGCGTACTGCACTAAAAAGCGTTGGCCCAGTTGGGGGTATGCTTTCGGGGCTTCAGGTAAGACCTAACGCATCGCAGGGTAGAACGGATAACAGGATAACCAAGGACACTGCAAGAGCGTCTTTTGATGTCGATTACGATCAGTGGCTGAAGATGACGCCAGCAAAGCGAAAAGAACTTGGTCTCCCTGCAACCTACGGGGCTATCCAGCGAATGCTTGGTACTAAGATGAAGACCCAAACAAAGAACAGATTTAAGTTCTACAATAAAGAGGACTAAGAAGTGGTTGAAAGGGTAATATCACACGTTGTTGCTTGCACTACTGCGGCTACACACGTACTGTATACTTGCCCTCTTAACTGCAGGGCTAAGATTCCCCTTGTGTTCTTTACCAATGCCAACGGCAACAACACTGTTTCGTTGAAGTGGTACCGTAAGCAAGACAATGTGAGTTACTTTATTATTGGTGGAAAGAATATGTCTCAGGGGGAGTTTGTTCAACTCTCTGGTGCGTATCTTGTTCTTGAGCCTGAAGACAGACTAGAGGTTGTCCTTGGTACCAGTGGTAATATTGATGCCCTCTGCACTGCAGAAGAGATGTTTATCTCGAACACGACAAGGGTGGCGGTGTAATGGGTAGAACCAACGAAAAGCTCTGGGAGAGTGCTAAGGCTGAGGCCAAGTCCAAGATGGGCGGTAAGCATTCTGCCAGAGCCATGCAACTTGCAGGTAAAATCTACAAGGAAAAGGGTGGGGGCTACACCGGAGAGAAGACTGAGGCTCAGAAGTCTATGTCCAAGTGGACTAAAGAGGACTGGGGTACTAAGTCAGGTAAGCCCTCCACACAAGGCCCTAAAGCTACTGGTGAGAGATATCTGCCAAAGAAGGCACGAGAAGCTCTCTCCAGTGAAGAATACAAGCGTACAAGTGCCAAGAAAAGAGAAGACGCCAAGAAAGGGAAGCAGTTTTCTAAGCAGCCCGAAGGTATTGCAAAGAAGACAGCGAGGTTTCGTAAATGACTAATAGACAACTTACAGAGATGCAGCAGAAGTTCCTTGATGTCCTCTTCGAAGAGGCTCGGGGTGATTTTGTCAAAGCAAAGAAACTTGCAGGCTACAGCGACACGTATTCGACCAAGCATATTGTAGAGTCTATTGAGTCTGAGATTGCTGAACTCACCAAGAAGTACATTGCCCACATTGGTGTCAAGGCTGCTTACAGCATGTATGAGGTCATGACTGATCCTACTGCTCTCGGCAATAAAGAGAAGATGGCTGCTGCTAAAGACTTGCTTGATCGTGGTGGCTTCAAGCCCAAGGATGAAGTCAAGGTTGAGACTGATACTCCCCTCTTTATTCTTCCTTCTAAAAAGAACGATTGACAGTTTTTGTCGTCTGTAGTATAAGTAATTTATGCCAAAGATCAAAAAAGAATGGAGACTCCCCAAGCCAATCGACCACGGTGACCACTTTGAGTGGAAGCCTGTTGTCAGAAGCGGGAGAATTATGCCCTTCGGGTACAAAGAAGACCCAACTGACCCAGACGTACTGCTACCTATTCCAGAGGAACTAGAACTCCTTGAGCAAGCAAAGAAGCACCTCAAGAAGTACTCCTACAGGGCAGTGGCAGCATGGCTGAGTGAGCAGAGTGGTAGAGCCATCTCTCACGTAGGTCTGTATAAGAGGATTAAGCTTGAGTATAAACGTAAGACAGAGGCTGCAAACCAACGCTACTTTGCCGAAAAGTACAAAGCGGCCCTCGAAAAAGCCGAAAGACTCGAAGCCAAAATTGGAGGCACCTCAACCAGAACCAACACCCGTGTTGACGGTACCAGCCCAAGCAATCCCACAGAAGATTGAGGTAGAAAAGGCTAGGGAAATTATCTTCTCCCCTAACCCCGGCCCTCAGTCAGAGTTTCTTTCTGCAGACGAACAAGAAGTATTGTATGGTGGTGCAGCGGGTGGTGGTAAGTCCTACGCTATGTTGGCTGACCCAGTTCGTTACCTGAACAACCCCCATGCCAAGATGCTTCTGGTCCGTAAGTCTACAGAAGAACTTCGAGAACTGGTTTCTGTTTCAAAGATGTTGTACCCCAGAGCCATTCCGGGGATTAAGTTTTTAGAGAGAGACAAGACTTGGGTAGCCCCTTCAGGTGCAACACTCTGGATGAGCTACCTTGATGCTGATGATGACGTTACTCGCTATCAGGGTCAGGCATACAACTGGATTGGTTTTGACGAACTTACTCAGTGGGCTAGTCCTTACGCTTGGAACTACATGCGTTCTCGTCTCCGTACAACGAAGGACAGTGGCCTAAAGCTTTACCAGAGGGCCACTACTAACCCCGGCGGGGCAGGACATCACTGGGTTAAGAAAGCCTTCATTGATCCATCTCCACCCGGAAAACCCTTCTGGGCTATTGACCCGGAGACTGGTGAAACCCTACGCTGGCCTAAGGGTCATTCTCGTGAAGGTGAGCCACTCTTTGAAAGACGCTTTATTCCTGCAACCCTCTTCGACAACCCTTACCTAGCCGAAGATGGAATGTATGAAGCCAACCTCTTGTCTCTCCCTGAGCACCAGAGGAAGCAGCTTCTAGAAGGTAGCTGGGACACTGCAGAGGGTGCAGCCTTCCCAGAGTTTAATCGTAGACTACACGTAGTAGAGCCTTTCGACATCCCTAGTAGCTGGCCAAGATTTCGTGCTGCAGACTACGGTTATAGTTCTTACACTGGTGTTCTTTGGTTTGCTGTGGCCCCTAGTGAGCAGCTTATTGTGTACAGAGAATTGTACGTCTCTAAAGTTCTGGCAGAAGACCTCGCAACAAGAGTTCTTGAGGCTGAGTCTGGAGAAAAGATACGCTACGGTGTTCTTGACTCCTCTCTGTGGCACAAGCGCGGGGATACTGGACCTAGTATTGCTGAGCGGATGATTCTTAAGGGCTGTCGTTGGCGTCCCTCAGACAGAAGCAGAGGCTCTCGTATCGCAGGCAAGAACGAAATCCACAGACGCCTGCAAGTTGACGAGTATACTGACGAACCACGTATGGTTATCTTCAATACCTGCAAGAACCTGATCTCTCAACTGCCCTCACTTCCTCTGGACAAGACTAACCCTGAGGATGTGGACACAAAAGCAGAAGACCACCTGTATGACGCTCTTAGATACGGGGTTATGACCCGACCGAGGAGTGGCCTGTTTGACCTTGATCCTAATGCTGGACGTACAGGCTTCCAGATCGCTGACAACACCTTCGGCTACTAACATAAATTGGAAATGAGAATGGAAGAAGACAACATCTCCCCCGACAGCGTCAAGATGCTTGCCGTCAAGGATACCTCTGGCGACTCGCCTAATGACAAGCCTGCTGGTGGCATTGTTGCTTACGTTGAAGAACGCTTCTCTAAGGCTGAGACTGCACGAGAGACGGAAGAACAGCGTTGGATCAAGGCATACCGCAATTACCGTGGTCTGTACGGCTCTGATGTTCAATTCACTAAGACTGAGAAATCTAGAGTTTTTGTCAAAGTAACTAAGACTAAAGTACTTGCTGCCTTTGGGCAGATGACCGAGGTGCTCTTCGGTGGTAATAAGTTTCCAATTACTATTGATCCTACTACGCTTCCCGAGGGTGTGGAGGAGTCTGTCCACATTGAGACTAACGACGAAGTAAAGAAAGCAGAGAAGGCTGGTGGTATTGAGCCTCTGCTTCCCGGCGAGACAATGCCTGAGTATCGTGAGCGTCTTGGTGGGCTTAAGAAGATGCTTGAGCCTATTGAGGATGTGCGTCCCGGTCCCGGTGTAACTCCTTCTCAGGTCACCTTCGAGCCTGCTATGATTGCAGCAAAGAAGATGGAAAAGAAAATCCACGACCAGCTTGAGGAGTCTCATGCCTCGAAGCACCTTCGTTCTACTGCCTTTGAGTGTGCACTCTTTGGTACTGGTGTGATGAAGGGTCCGTTTGCAGTTGATAAAGAGTACCCTAACTGGGACGACGAGGGTAATTACAACCCCAAGATCAAGACTGTCCCTATGGTCTCTAACGTCTCCATCTGGAACTTCTACCCGGACCCAGATGCCAACAACATGGAAGAGGCTGAGTACGGCATTGAGCGTCACAAGATGTCTCGTAGCGAACTCCGCAAGCTTTCCAACCGTCCCTACTTCCGTAAGAATGAAATTGATATTGCTGTCAAGGCTGGCCCCAACTACATCAAAGAGTGGTGGGAACAGGTCATGGAAGACGATGCTCAGCAGCCTTCTACAGAGCGTTACGAAGTCCTTGAGTTCTGGGGCAACGTGGACATGGAAATCCTTAAGAACCATAACGTAGAGGTTCCTGCTGAGCTTAAGAACAAACATGAGGTGTCGGTCAACGTGTGGGTCTGTAACGGCAGAGTCCTGCGTCTTGTGATGAACCCCTTCACTCCCACCATTATCCCCTTCTACGTTGTTCCTTACGAGATCAACCCCTACTCCATGTGGGGCATTGGTGTTGCAGAGAACATGGATGACACCCAGACCCTGATGAACGGCTTCATGCGGATGGCAGTAGACAACGCTGCTCTGAGTGGCAACCTGCTGATCGAAGTTGACGAGACTAACCTGATCCCCGGCCAAGACCTCGAAGTATACCCCGGCAAAGTCTTCCGGCGTGAGGGTGGTGCTCCCGGTCAGGCTATCTTCGGCACTAAGTTCCCTAACGTCTCGAATGAAAACATGCAGATGTTCGACAAGGCTCGTGTCCTTGCTGATGAATCTACTGGTTTCCCCTCTTTTGCACACGGCCAGACTGGTATCAGTGGTGTTGGTCGTACTGCCTCGGGCATCTCTATGCTCATGTCTGCCGCTAACGGTTCTATCCGTACTGTGGTTAAGAACATTGATGACTACCTGCTTGCCCCTCTGGGTAAGGCCCTGTTCAGCTTCAATATGCAGTTTGACTTCGATCCTGAGATCAAGGGTGATTTGGAAGTTAAGGCTGCAGGCACTGAATCTTTGATGGCTAACGAGGTTCGTTCTCAGCGCCTGATGCAGTTCCTTGGTGTTGTGCAGAACCCTGTGCTGGCTCCCTTCGCTCGTATGGACTACATTGTACGTGAGATTGCCAAGTCTATGGACCTTGATCCCGATAAGGTTGCAAACTCCATGCAGCGGGCTGCTATCCAAGCTGAACTCCTCAAGACGTTCCAAGCATCACAGCCCCCTGCTCCTCAAGCTCCTGCACCCGGTCAGGCTCCTGCAGGTGTACAGGCTCAGGACACTCAGGGTTCTGGTGGTGGTAACATGGGTACTGGCTCTGTCCCTACTCCGGGTGAGCAAGGCTTTACGGCAAACACTGGTGAGGGTGCACAGTGAACCTAAAGCCTTTCGTAAACAACAGAGAACTCTGGGACGACTTCTTGGAAGAGCTAAAAGAGCGTATTCAAGCCTGCCACAAGAAGTTGGAACAGCTAACCGACCCGGTGGACTTTCATCGTACTCAGGGTGAAATCCAAGCCCTCCGCAAACTAGAGCAACTCCGTGACAAGGTTAATGCTAAATGAGACTTGAAGACCAGACTGAAGAAGCTTTTCAAGAAGACTTTGGTGTAACTCCTCAGACTTCAGAGCCTAAGGGTAAGGGGTACATTGAACTCCTTGTGGATAATATTGTTGGTCTGGACAACGAGTATGAATCCTTTGGTGAGGCTTTCGGTAAGTCCTTCAATGAGGATGAACTTGGTACCCTAAAGAACATGGCAGTCAGTGCCTATGAGGGCGCCAAAGAGTTTGCTACAAGTCCTATTGAGACGACAAAAGACGTTGCTACAGAGATTTCTGACAGCGTTTCCAGACTTGGTGCAGAGAGCCTTGACGGCAGAATCAAGCGGATGTACGGTGTAGGTTATCAGGACGCTACTGAGGAACAGGTCACTAAAGCACGAGAGGCTGTCATTGGGGATGCAATTACCGCTTCCTCTCTGGTCCCTGCTGCCAAGGGTGTGACTACTGTGGCCAAGGCTGCTATCCCCGGTAAGCCCCTTAACACTTCTGTTGAAGATATTATTAACGCTGAAGACTTTGAACCTCTTGATGAAAATTTTATACCAGTAAACAAACCAAGTGCAGAGTCCCTTAAGTCTGAGATAGACTACATGCTAGGAGAAGAGCTTACTCCCCAAGAGGGACTCTCCAAAATTAAAAAGACTAATTTAGAAGACCTTGGGCTTTACAAAAAGGGTACGGTGCTCGGGGATGCAGCCCTTGATAAGGATAAAATCTTCTCTTCCTTAAAAGACGAAGAACTCTTAAAGCTTGCAGAAGACTTGCCGCACTGGGAAGACGCGAAGTATAGCAATTACTTGAAGAACACTTTAGTACCTGTTTCAAAGAAAACAGGCGCTGACTGGAGCAACCTCCTAGAAACTTTAAATGACATATCCTCTTATTTACCAACAAAAGAAAATCCTCAGCTGGCGTTCTTAACTGAAAAACCCCTTCCAAAAAAAGCTCCTGTAGGGGAAAGAGCAGCTACAGGTAGTGCACCTCGTGCAGCAGACCCTAAGGCAGAACAGCTTGGCTTCCTTGATACTGTGTATCATACTTCGGTATCTCCGCAAGAGTTCACAGAGTTTGACCTCCAGAAAGGTTTTAGTGGTGAAGTTAGAGCTGCTCAAGACCTATTAGGTGTACACGTAGGTACAGCTAGGGCTGCCGCAGAAAGAAATTTTCAAGCTTACCGCAAAGATGATACCCCCAAAGGGTTTACAATGGAACTCCGTGCCAGAGCGACTGACCCTCTTACAAAGGGTGATCTTGCAAGGATGTTTGGAAAAGCCCCAGAGGATATCTTTTCTTCCGGCAACACACCTTTAACAGAGTCAGATATTGGGGAAGCCATCTCTTTTTATGAGGATATGCTCTTCCAAGACAAGCAACCACCCAAAGAAGCTAGGAAGATTGCGGCTGTAGCCTTTAGAAGGGAGTTGGCAAGAGAAGGGTTTACTCACATCCCATACATCAATAGTGTAGAAGACCCCGGAAGCATAAGCTACATCATGCTTGTAGATAGACCTAAAGACTCCCCTGCAGTCCTAAGAGATGTCAGAGCACAATTTGACCCTAAAAAGGTTACAAGCCCAGACTTAAGATTTGCCGAAGGTGGCATGGTAGAGGAAGACCAAATGAATAGACTAATGCAAGAGGGTGGCATTGCTGACGACGGAATGACTCGTGAGCCTGTCACTGGTAATGAAATCCCTCCGGGTTCTATGGCTTCGGAAGTGCGTGACGATATCCCTGCACAACTGTCAGAGGGTGAGTACATTGTCCCTGCTGATGTCGTCCGCTTCTTTGGCGTAAGATTCTTTGAAGACCTCCGTAGTCAGGCTAAGCAGGGTCTCCAAGAGATGGATGCTGATGGTCGTATTGGTGGTACCCCCGTAGACGCTCAGGGAGTGCCTGTGGGAGGTCAAGATGAGGAGCTTACCCCGGAAGAGCAACAGATGCTCATGGAAGCCCTTGGTGCCTCTGGTGGTGGCGCTGGCATGGCGTATGGCGGTATGATTACCCAGACCCCAGCAAATCCCTACCCTCTCCCGGATATGTCTGTACCTGTGGGGATGGCTGAAGGTGGTATGCCTGATCGTACTCAGTTCTCGCTAGGTACTGGGCAAACTGGCATTCAACAGCGTAAGTACATCAACCCTACGACCAAAGAAGAGAGAACGATTAACTTCTTGAATGACACCCCTCTTGGTATTGTGCCGGAAGGTTTTGTGCCGTGGACTCAAGAACTTGCAGATGCAGTAAAAGCACCTGAAACAGAGACTCCTACCACCGCTACAGAAAAAGTAGAGAGAGAAGGTCGTGACAGGGATCAGCAGGGCACTGGTACTTCCGAAAAGAGCTACGAAGGTTGGGCCAAAGAAAACTACGACGCTATCACCTCTGATCCTTACGGTTTTGGTGTAAATGCTATTAATGATGCTTCCAAGCAAGCTACGGGATTTGGACGTGTCTTCTCTGGTGGTATCATTGGCGATTTCCAAAAAATGGAGGCTATCTCTGATGCTCAGGCTGCTTTGTCTCGCGTTACGGATGAAGCTCAAAAGCAAGACTTGCAGTCCCGCATTGATGCACTTACAGGCTCCATAAGCTCACCGATTGTAGGTCTTCTGACAGATATTGGCTTCACCGCTACAGGTAAGCAAAAGAACGCTGCGATTAACGCTATTACAAACCCCACAACAGCAACACGTAATTACCAATCTGATTTCTCCATTGAAAAAACTAGGGAGGCTGTCGCAAAAGGCACTTTCGACAAGACTGGCTATGAGAAAGCTTGGTCAAGACCTTCTACTAATGTTGAGGGCAGAACTCAGGAGGAAAGAGATCGAACTGCAAGAGAACGTGAGAAAGACCTCGCAGCAACTGCAAAAGAGTATGAAAAAGCTTCTCGAGGGGATGCAGGCGCTATTGGACCTGATTACGATCCCTACTCCGATAAGAGCATTTGGAACACAGGTGGGCTGGTACCTAAGAAACAGGCTACTCAAAAAACTGCCGCGAGAAAATCTAGAAAAGGTCTTGCTTCCTAAGTAAGATTGTGATATATAAAATATAAGGCTACCCGGCTTAGGCTGGCCCCAACATAAAGGATAAAGAATGTCTGTTACTAAAGTCTACGTTGATTCCAATTTCTCACACAGTCGTAATCGTAAACGTATTGAGGCTGATGAAAAAGAACTTGAAGAGCTAATCGGTAAGTCTAGAACCTCAGGGCAAGAAGAAGAAGAAAAAGAACAAGAAGAAGAGGTAGTGGTTAAGGCGCAAGAGTCTGAACCTGAGCCTACTGACCCGGAAGAAAAGTCTTTTAAGAAACGCTACGGCGATCTTCGTAGACACCTCTCTGACAAAGAGAAAGAGTGGGAAGCTAAGTTTGAGGAGTTGAAGAACTCTGTTAGCGGTACCAAGGTACTCCCTCCCAAGTCAGACGAGGATATTGCTGCATGGGCACGTAAGTACCCTGATGTGGCTTCTATCGTAGAAACTATTGCTACTAAGAAGGCAGACGAGAAGCTGTCACAGTACAAGAGTAAGTTTGATGAGTATGAGAAGCTGAGTCATGATGCCTCTCGTAACAAAGCAATGGATGCTATCCGTCAGGCTCACTCGGACTTTGATGCTCTCCGTAAGTCAGACGAGTTCCACAACTGGGCAGAAGAACAACCTAAGTGGGTTCAGGATGCTCTGTATGAAAATGAAGAGGATGCTCGTGCAGTTATCCGTGTTCTTGACCTCTACAAAGTCGATAAGGGTATGACCCCCTCGGCACGTAAGGAAAAGACCAAGGAAGCCGCATCCCTCGTCACCTCAAAGAACAAAGCCAACATGGACTTTGAGAACGACGGCGAAAGGATTCTTGAGTCTCGTGTCAACAAGATGAGCATGGACGAGTACGCCAAGAATGAAAAGAAGATCATGGAGGCCATCCGCAAGGGGAACTTTGTGTATGATCTCTCTGGTGGCGCAAGATAAAATAAGATAGTCCTTGACAAGTAAGGGCTTCTTCATATAACTACCAACAAATAGCTGTGGCCTCTTGGTGAGAGTACGTCCTAAGACACCCTCGGCTATTTGTTTTACCCTAAAGTCTAAACGATCAATAAGACATACCTGATTAGGTATAGGCCCACAATTTCTAAGCAATAACTGATCCTTATAGTTTATAGACTGTGCACCCTAAAAACCCCTCAGCCTCTTAGACGTGTGTTTAGCTTCTAATCAAAGCCAAATATCATAGGAGGATTTTCTCATGGCTTTCCAATCCGCTGCAGGCTATTCGAACCTGCCCAACGGTAACTTCTCTTCGGTTATCTACTCGAAGAAAGTCCAACTCGCTTTCCGTAAGGCCACTGTTGCTGGTGACATTACGAACTCGGACTACTTTGGTGAAATCTCGGCTCAGGGTGATACCGTCCGCATCATCAAAGAACCGGAAATCTCGGTGCAGGCATACAGCCGTGGTACCCAAATCCAAGCCCAAGACCTCGACGACGAAGACTTCTCGCTGGTTATCGACAAGGCAAACTCTTTCGCCTTCAAAGTTGATGACATCGAATCGGCTCACTCGCACGTCAACTTCATGGACCTTGCTACCAACCGTGCGGCTTACCGTCTGGCTGACCAGCATGACCAAGAAGTTCTGGGCTACCTGTCGGGTTACAAGCAGGCTGCTTTGCACACGAATGCTGGCACTGTGAATGACGTTGTGAATGGCACCAAAGCTATCACCACGGCTGGCTCGGACGAACTGCTGGCTTCCATGAAGCTGTCGCGTCCCTCGTTCGGTAACCTGACCACCGCAGGTTCGGTTGGTGACTCGATCCCGGTTGCTGCTCGTCTTCCGGGTGCTTCGGCTCTCCCGACCTCGTATGTCTCGCCTGTGATGATTATCAACCGCATGGGCCGTCTGCTCGACCAGCAGAATGTTGACAAGTCGGGCCGCTGGCTGGTCATTGACCCGGTCATGATGGAAATCCTGTCGGACGAAGATTCGCGCTTCCTGAGTGCTGACTTCGGTGACGCTGGTGCTCTGCGTAACGGTCTGGTTCTGCCAAACTGGAATGGCTTCCGCGTCTACGTCTCGAACAACCTGCCGCAAGTCGGCACTGGTTCGGACACCGTGACCGCTTCTGCTCAGTCTTCGAACTACGGTGTGATCGTTGCTGGTCATGACTCGGCTGTGGCTACCGCTGAGCAGATCAACAAGACCGAGACCTACCGTGACCAAGACTCGTTCGCTGACGTTGTGCGTGGCTTGCACCTGTATGGTCGTAAGATTCTGCGCCCGGAAGCTCTGACTGTCGCTCGTTACAACCTCGCCTAATTGGTAGGTGAACTTAGGGTGTCCCTCTTGGGGCACCTTCCTCTGCCATAACTCTTAGGAAAGGATACTAATATGGCTATCTCGCAATCCCTGCGTAATCGCGCAGTTGTTATTGAAAAGTACATCACTCTGGCAGGTACTGCTGGCACCAACGTGGGTGTCTCGGTTCCGGCTGGTACGCTGATTCTGGCTGCTGGCGTTGAAGTGCTGTCGGCTGTTCCTGATGTGTCGGTCTACACAGCTGACGTGACGGACGGTACCACTGTGTTCGCTAATGACGTGTCGCTTGACGCTGCTGCTGCTGGCACGATCCGTGTTGGTACGACTGCTGGCTTCATTGCTGCTGCTGACACTGTTGACGTTGTGACCACCATCACTGGTTCGCCGGGTGCTATCCCTGCACGTGTGTTCGTGGTTGCTATCGACGTGAATGAGTCGGTCTTCCAAGGCACTGAAGTTGCTCGTGACGTTCTCGCGTAATGACTAACTTAAGGGGGCTGCTGTCTGTGGCCCCCTTATGCTCTCCACAAGGGTTCTTTAGCAATGTCCAACTACGTAACTCTCGTCAACCTTCTTTTGACAAGGCTCAACGAGGTTACTCTTGACCCGCTTGGTGATGGTTTTGATTCTGTTCGTGGTGTTCAGGCTTTGGCCAAAAACGCTATCAATAACAGCCTTCGCCATATTTATCAAGAAGCCCAAGAATGGCCATTCCTTAAGAATACCTACACTCAGACCCTTACCATAGGGACTAGAGAATACAGCTACCCAGCCAACTACTCTTCGTCTGATACGTCCACTTTTTACTTGAAGAAAACTTCTGCGCTGGACAACCAGCCTAAGAAACTTCCTGTGATTACCTATGAAGAGTACACTGAACTCTACCGTGCTCAGGATGATGAAGGCAGTCAGGCTATCCCAGAGAGAGTCTACCAGACCTTTGAGAGCAAGTTTGGTGTATCCCCTAGCCCAGACAAGGCGTATGAGGTTGAGTACATCTACTGGAGTGTCCCTACGGACCTGACCCTCTACACAGATACTTGTGTTGTCCCCAGCAGATTTGACCATATTATCGTGGATGGGGCTATGACCTACATGATGCGGTTCCGCTCGAATGACCAGAGTGCTGAAATCCATCAACGCAATTTCGAAAACGGTATCAAGACTATGAGGCGTCTCCTCCTTGATGATCCTGTCCATATTAGGAGCACCGTTATTCTTGGGAGAGGCTAATGCCAGATAACATTCAGTCTTTCCCTGCCCCTTGCCAAGGCGGTCTGATTAATAATCTCGACTACCTTACTCAAGGTTCTGCTCTCCCCGGTTCTGCTATTCGTATGATTAATTATGAGCCTGCCCTTGAGGGTGGGTATCGTCGTATCTCGGGCTACCGTAATGACTACGGAACTGTTCCGGGTGAGCTTAGTGCCCCTGTCCTTGGTGTGGCAGTCTTCAACGGCATTAACAATGGTATCTTTGCTTGCAGAAAGCCAGCATCTGGCAATAATTACTTTCATTACTGGAACTCTACCACTGAGGCATGGGTAACCCCTTCTACTGCTGGTACTCCTACAATGGTGGGGGTGACAAAGGTTCGCTTCTCCAAGATCAACTGGGGTGTTCCTAAGCTTGTAATGACAGACGGGGTCAACCGTGCAGCTACTTGGAACGGCACTACCTACGTACAGATTACAAACGCTCTCGCACCTGCTGCACCCAAGTTCTCTGAAAACTTCTCTGGTCACTTGTTCCTTGCTGGTGATGCGACACAACCCTACAACCTTTTCTTTTCTGCGCCGTTGAATGAAGCCAGTTTTGATCCCGCTAATGGTGCTGGTGTTATCAACGTAGGATTTGAGATCAAGGCAATCAAGGCTTTCCGTGACCAACTCTATGTCTTTGGCGTAAACAATATCAAGCGTCTCTCAGGCTCTAACGTAGCTAACTTTGCTCTTGCAGAAGTAACTAAGAACCTTGGCTGTGTGTCGTCTGATGCTGTGATTGAGTTCAACGGAGACTTGCTGTTCCTTGGACCTGATGGTATCCGTCCTGTGAGTGCTACAGAGCGTATCGGGGACATCGAACTTGGTACCCTGTCTAAGCCTGTGCAGCAACTCTTTGAGTCCTTCTCTCAGTTTGAAGACCTTGAGAGTATCACTCTGATGGTTGTGAATAAGAAGTCTCAGTTCCGTTTGTTCTTTTCTCAGGCTGACTCTCTTGGACTTATTGGCTCTCTTCGTCGTGCAGCCCAAGATGGATTGGGGTTTGAGTACTCTCAGCTTATCGGCATGGAAGTCTCTTGTGGTGACTCGGGGTACCTCGGAACAGAAGAGTATGTGATCCACGGTGATTCTCTGGGTAAGGTGTTCAGACAAGAGGTTGGTCAGACCTTCGATGGCAACCCAATCTTCTCCCTGTATCAGACCCCCTACATCTACATGGATGACCCTATCCTTCGTAAGATTTTCTATGAACTGCACACCTACATGCGGGCTGAAGGTCAGGTTACAGTAAACGTAGGTATTGACTTCAACTACGGTGACAGTACTGTTATTAAGCCTAGTGACTATCTCTTCACTACCACGGGTGCTGCAGCCTACTACGACTTGTTCTCTGCCACATATGATGCCTCTGACATTTATGATGGTAACCCTAGCCCAGTTCGTAGAACTTCTATCCAAGGCTCAGGGGACTCAATGTCTATTACTTACGTGACCACAAACGACCAACCAAGCCACACAATTCAGTCCTTTGTGGTTTCTTATACACTTGCCGACCGGAGGTAAATTTACATGACAGGATACGTTCGCCAGTCTGCTGCGGATATCGTTCCTACCGCTGTCGTTCGGGCTTCTCCGATTAACGCTGAATTTAATGCTATCAGAGATGCCTTCCTCCTCGTCACTGGCCACCGTCATGATGGTTCCACTGGTGAGGGTGCTTATGTACCTCTGATTGCAGACAGTGATGCCAGAAACAAGGTTGTCATTGATACAGTAAACAATAGAGTAAGTTTCTTTGTTGAAGTGAGTGGCAGTGCAGTTGAGCAAGTCAGAGTTCAGGATGGGGCTATCGTTCCTATTACTGATAATGATATTGACCTTGGCACTTCCTCACTTGAGTTCAAGAACGTCTACATTGATGGTATTGGCTACATCGACACTCTGGAAGTGCACGAGAACGCTACTGTCGCTGGTACCCTCAATGTCACTGGCCTCTCCACCCTAGCCACTGCAGACATTAATGGTGGTACGATTGATGGTGCGGTTATTGGTGGTTCTACTGCTCAGGCAATCACTGGTACAAACATCACCGCTACTACGGGCCTCTTTGGTACTCTGACAGGCAACGTGACGGGCAACCTCACTGGCAACTCTGCAGGCACCCACACTGGGGCTGTGATTGGGGATGTCACTGGTAACGTCACTGCTTCTAGCGGTTCTAGCTCTTTTAATGATGTCACGATCAATGGCTCACTGAACATGAACAGTGGTAGTGCAGGTACCGTCACGGGCCTCTCTGCTCCTGTAAATGGTACTGACGCAGCTACTAAGACTTACGTTGACACATCTATCAGCAACCTGATCGACACTGCTCCGGGTACTCTGGACACTCTGAATGAGCTTGCTGCTGCTCTTGGTGATGACCCTAACTTTGCTGCAACCACTGCCGCTTCTATTGCCACCAAGGTCTCTAAGGCTGGAGATACGATGTCGGGTGCTCTGGCAATGGGTACCAACAAGATTACTGGTATGGGCGACCCCACAGCCAATCAGGATGCAGCCACTAAGGCTTACGTTGATACTCAAGATGCTACCAAGCTGAGCCTGTCTGGCGGGACTATGACTGGCAATATCGTCTTGGGTGCCAATAAAATAACCTCTACGACAGACCCTGTTAACGCAGATGACTTGACAAGAAAAGGTTATCTTGATACACTGCTTGGAAGTACAGTAAGTGCTGCTACCAGTGCTGCTGCTGCTGCAACCTCTGCTACTGCTGCTGCTGGTAGTGCCTCTGCTGCCTCGACATCTGCTACCAATGCTGCAAATAGTGCTACCGCTGCTGCTGCCTCTTACGATAGTTTTGATGACCGTTACCTTGGTGCTAAAGCATCTCCTCCCTCTCTAGACAATGATGGCAATGCCCTAATCACTGGTGCCTTGTACTTTGACTCTACCGCAGGTGTGATGAGGGTTTACGATGGCACTGGTTGGATTGATGCTGGTTCCTCTGTCAATGGTACTGCAGAGCGTAGTGTTTATACGGCTACCAGTGGGCAGACTACTTTTGCTGCCACCTACGATATCGGTTTTGTTGATGTCTACTTGAATGGTGTCAAGCTTATTGCTGGTACTGACTTTACTGCCACCAATGGAACTTCTGTTGTACTGTCTACTGGCGCAGCCCTAAACGACACTCTTGACATTGTTGCCTATGGATCGTTTGACGTTGCTAACACCTACACTCAAATTCAGTCTGATGCTAGGTTCCTTCGTATTTCCAACAATCTTTCTGATCTAAGTAATACGGCCACGGCAAGAACTAACCTCGGTGTTGCTATTGGTGTCAATGTTCAGGCATACGATGCTACAATCCTTAACTCTGCAGATATTGGTGTTAGTGTCCAAGCTTATGATGCTACAATCCTTAACTCTGCGGACATCGGAACCAGTGTTCAGGCTTACGACTCAAATCTTAGCAGTTTTGTTGGGGTGTTTACCCTTCCTACCTCTGATGGAACTGCAAATCAATACCTCAAAACAGATGGCTCTGGAAACCTAAGCTTTGGTGCAGTAGCTACCGAACCTTTCTCAAACAATGCTGCCTTGGCCCAAGTTCAAGCTACAGCCCTCTGCTTCTAAAGGATACACAAAATGGCTAAAACATTTACCGCCCCCTTCGCTCAAACACCCAAGACCGCCACGGCTGTTGCTACTGGTGCAGTTGGTTCGATTGCAGGTGACACCCCAACTAACGTAGTGCTGCTTATGACCGCTGGTGCTGATGGTGCCATCCTGACTAAGCTGACTGCCACTCCTCGTGCTACGGTCACTGCTTCAAGTCTTGTTGTGTTCATCAGCAAGGACAGTGGCACTACGGATCGTCTGATTGACTCGGCCTTGATGGGCGCACACACGGTTGCTACTACGACTGCAATCCCTGTGACTGCTTTCTCCTACTCTGAGTCTGCCCCTCTCCGTCTTGAGGCTGGGGATCAAATCTATGTCGGTTCTCAGGTAGCCCTCGCAAGCGGCATTGTCTTCAAAGCTGAATATACGGATTTCTGATATGACAGGTGTTCGTGAACTCGGGCTACCTCAAGGGAATGCTCTTGCACTCCCTCGTGCGACAACTGGGGCAGATGCTGTTGTTGCAAACCCCCGGTATGACATTCAGTTTGTCCAAACCGTATCTATCCCTTCTTTTGCAAATTCAAACACTATTTCAGTCCCTATTCTTCTGGGCGGAAAGGCTATTCAGTACTTTAAAAGAGGTGACAACGGGTACATTTATCGCCATACGTTTGACTACGCAGCGTCTGGGGTAACCAATAGCACAGCTACCCTTATCAGCACTGGTGCAGGTACTGCGATCTCCCAACTTCCTCAAGTGCCAAACCAAAGTTTTAATTCGAACTCTAACTACCTCTGGAGCCACAGCGTCAGTAGCACTCAAACACTCTTTAAGTACAGCGCACTTAAACCTTTTTTGGTCACGTGGGACGGCGTTAACGATTCTTCTTATGTGTTCCCCACAGACCCCTCTGGGATAACTCTAAGCCCCAATACCGATGCCTTTTTGCTAGAGAACGGAAACCTCATTGTTTTTGGGATGTCTTCTTCTTCAAACCAACAGGTTTTTCTCGCGGAGTATACCTCGGGATTGACCTTTGTCCGAAGCATGTATTTGGGTAACATCGCTGATCTTAGTGCTGGGGCTACTACGTTTAACGCATCTGTCAAGAAAACAAGCTACGGTTATGTCGTGGGTGTTACACACGTTAATGGCACTATTGGTGCAAGGTGTATGGTTTTTACCTTAAACAAGACCTGCACGTCAGTTATTGCCAGTCGGGCTGTACGCCTCAGAACCGCTACGCTGACTACGTCACTCCTTGTTGCCACTGTTTGTGGTGAAGAGGGTGTAATCTTTGTTAGTCTAGGGCAAGGAGGCGGTGTCCTTGGCTCCGTTAACGTCCCTGTGTTGTCTGGTGGTACAATCCCTATAGTGCTTGCGGAGCAGTATTACGGAGGCGCCCAATCCCTTACTGCGGGTACTCTGTGGCCCCACACCGCACTATCTGGGTCCATAAAGGGTCAGGGTTGCACTAAGTACGCAGACACCAACGCTATGGCGTTCTTCCAAGGAACCTCCTCCTCCTCAGACAACCCAGCTGGTGTTCTTTTGGCAAATTCCGCAAGTTCTTCCAACTATGCCTCGATTGTTGATGCTGACCTCAGCCCTGCTCTAAACGTCTACGGAACAACAGAGTCTGCAACCATATTTCCTGCGGACGTGAATAGGACTATTAGGGGGATATACGCATACTTCCAGTCCTCTGCGAACTTTAGTACTGTAAACATGGCGGCAAGTGAGGATGGGTTTATGTACACAACGTATGCCTCTAATTCCGCAGGATACGTCGCAAACCTCTTTAGAAAGGTCTCACGATGATTAAAATCCATAACAATACCGCCACTCGTGAGCCTATCCCCACGTTCCTTATGGGCCTTAAGCCAGAATCTCTTCTTGACCTCTCGTGGACTGATCCTGCACTTGGTATAACTGACTGCATGTGGTGGCCCGAAGAAGACCAGTCGGCTCCTCTTGGAGAGTTTGAAGTCTACGGCAGTGAGACCCTTACTCCTGATATGGAACGTAAGGTGGTTGTCGTTGTGCGTAGCGTAGAGCCTATGCCCCAAGATCAGATCACTGCACTGGAAGAATCCAAAGCCTCTGCTATCCGCGCTGAGCGCAATGCACTCCTCTCTGCTTCTGACTGGACCCAAGTGGATGATGCTCCTGTGGATAAGGCTGCGTGGGCTACCTATCGTCAAGCACTGAGAGACATCACAACGCAGGCTGGTTTCCCTAGCAGCATCACTTGGCCCGTTAAGCCCGAATAAGGATAAGATCAATGACTAAAGCCCGCGACCTTGCCAACTTTGTTTCTACAGGAAACCCTCTTGCTGATGGCATTCTTGCTGTGGCAGATATTAGTGACTTGACTGCAAGTGCTGCTGAGTTGAACACTCTTGATGGGATTACTGCATCTACTGCTGAGTTGAATATTCTTGACGGTGTTACTTCTTCTGCCGCTGAACTCAACATTCTTGATGGTGTTACTTCTTCTACTGCTGAACTTAATATTCTTGATGGTGTTACTGCAAGCACCGCTCAACTTAATGAACTTGGAACCTTTGCAGGTACTTTTACCTTACCTGTTTCTGATGGGACAGGCGGGCAGTTCCTCCAAACAAACGGTTCTGGGACTCTTACCTTTCAATCTGTTGAAGCCTTTAATACCCAGACTGCTTCTACTTCCAGTACGGCAGAAACAACAATAGCGACATATGCTATCTCAAGCTTTGATGGAGTTAAGGCAACTATTGTTGTGGATGATAGCACTGCAGGTGAACGCACTGTTACTGAGATTATCATTACACATGATGGCACGACTGCCGTAGCTACAGAGTACGCTATTGTAAGCACAGCTACCTCACGCGCCACATTTGACGTAGATATCTCTGGTGGCAACATCCGTATTCTCGCCACGCCTGTATCCTCCAATAGCATGAGCTTCACTGTCAAAGCTATTACTCTTTAAGTACTATGACTAATGGGGAGAGTGAACCATGTCCAACGATAAAGACTTCAAGGTCAAAAGGGGTGTAAAGCCTACCGTATATCACGAGAAGTTGGGGACTGTTGTTGTTCCTGAAGGTTTGGGATATGACCTTTCTAGTGCGAGCTATGATAACAAGAGTTTTAGTGTTTCTGCTCAAGCCTCTGCACCGATTTCCAGTTTTGTGAAAAACGATGGTACTAAGATGTACATCCTACAGTCTGGCGGCGCTCTGTATCAGTACAGCCTATCTACCCCACACGATGTAAGTACGGCAAGTTATGATTCTGTCAGTTTTAGCTTTAGCTCTCAAGACGCTAATCCTATCAGTATCACATTTAAACCTGACGGTACTAAGATGTACATGGGTGGAAACACTACTGACTCTATCTATCAGTATTCTTTATCTACCCCTTGGAGTATCAATACCGCCAGCTATGATAGCAAAAGCAAAAACATAAGCGCACAAGGACCATACCCTATTGGTTTAGATTTCAAACCTGATGGCACTATAATGATTATGTGTGATGGTGACGAGATTAACCAATATACGCTTTCAACAGCTTGGGACGTAAGCACAGCCACATATGTTGCAAATATTAATGCTAAAGATCAAGATACACAACCACACTCCGTGAAGTTTAATGCTGATGGCACCTCTTATTTTTTGACTGTCGCGACTACGCCAAGGGTTTTGCAATATAATATGTCCTCTGCGTACACTGTTTCCACTTCAACATACTCAGGGATATCTCTTTCTGTAGCTTCTGAAATATACCCAAGGTCATCTGTGTTCTCTAACGATGGTAAAAAGCTGTATGTTGTTGGAACAAACACCGATACTGTATACCAATACTCTACCGTACTAACCATTAACACACTAGACCTCTCCACTGGTTCTGTCTTCCAGCTTACCCCAGCTTCCAACATCCAACTAAACTTGAGTAATCCCGCTGCTAGTGGTACTGTGAGTGGCGCTACTTTGTTGTTGGGTAATGCTGCTGCCACAACTTTTTATGATGTAGCCAACGCTACCTTTGTTGCAGGTTACGATGTTCAAGGACAGATAAACAATCCCCAAAGTGTGTTTTTTAAACCCGATGGCACAAGAATGTTTGTACATGAGGATGTTTCTGGTGGAAATAGAACGGCGCAGTATAATTTGTCTACCCCGTGGAATGTAGCAACCGCATCTTCCTTAAGCACCCACACCCTCGCCGCCGCGCTTTACGGGATTGCATTGAGTTCTGACGGAACCAAAATGTATCATTGCGATGACGTAAGTAACATTATTCAACAGTATAACTTATCTACTGCTTGGGATGTAACATCAGCAAACTCCAGCCCGAGTTTCCAACTTAATGTAGGCTCAAACTCCTCGAACCCAAGGAACTTGGATTTCAAACCAGATGGCACCATTATGTACATCTACGACAGCAATGGCGCGAGTAGTTCTGTTGTAGAATACGCCTTATCTACACCGTGGGCAGTCAATACAGGTTCTTTTATACGCAAAAAATTCATAACGCATACGACATATGTCACTTACGGCGACGTTAAATTTAGTTCTGATGGGTTAAAAATGTTTATTCTAGGTAGTGATAGTAGTCAGACTTACGTCTATGAATATGCTCTTTCTACGGCTTGGAACATCTCTACTGCTGCACAAACAGCAAAAAGTTATCGAACACTACAAGAGGGATATGGTTTGGGCCTTTTCTTCGGCGATTCTGGTAAAAAAATGTATGTATGTGGTGCCACATCAGACGATGTAAATCAATACAATGTGCAGACAATAACACCCTACACCATTACCTATGACTCTTCCATTGACTTCCCCGGTGGTACTGCCCCTACAAGCCCTGCTGTTGGTGATACGGACGTACTGGTCTTTACTACCCGCGATGGTGGGACTTCCTACAAAGCAGCCTTAGCAATTGATGGAGCCGTGTGATGGCAAACGATCAGGACTTCATCCTTAAGAATGCTCTAGAGGTTGGCAAGGATACTAAGGTCACTCTGGGTACGATCACCTCTGGGACTGTAGACCTTAGTACAGGAAACTACTTTGCTGAGACTCTAGCTGGCGACACAACGTATGCTTTCAGTAGTGCTGGTGCTGTACAATCCTTCCAGATGGAGATCACTGGTAATTCAACCGCAGCCCCCTACCAAATTGCTAGTAGTAGCTACACAGGTAAGTCTTACGCTCAAGCACAAACAACAAACTTGCAAGATGTGTTCTTCAGCACCGATGGCACTAAGATGTATGGTTTGGGTGGAAACCTCAGCGGTACTAGTGTATATCAGTACACCTTAAGTACTCCTTGGGATGTTTCTACAGCTACTTACGCAAGTAAATCATTTAGCTTTGGGGGTCAAAATGGGGATACGAGGGGTATTTACATTAGGTCGGATGGCCTTCGGCTCTTTATGGTTGCTGGTGGCACGGATACTGTCTACCAATATAACCTGAGTACTGCTTGGGATGTAGCTACTATGAGTTACGCCTCTAAGAGTTTTAATGTGGACACTCAGGCTAACAACACAGGGAGTCTATCTTTTAAGTCTGATGGCACTAAGATGTACGTGGCTGATGGTGATAATGATAGGGTTTTCCAGTATTCTTTAAGCACTGCTTGGGATATAGCTACCGCAAGTTACGATAGTGTCTTCCTAGATATTATTACTGCGGACCCATCTCTAAGGGGTTTCTACTTCTCTGACAATGGCCTCTATCTTTTCGTTGTTGGCGAATCAAATGACCAGATCGGCATGTATACTCTTGGCACAGCTTGGACCCTCAGTACTGCAACTTTGACTGGGACTTTTAGTGTGGCTACGCAAGACACTGCCCCAAGCGGGATATATGTTAAATCTGATGGTATGGTTATGTACGTGTCGGGAGATTCTACCGATGACATCTTCCAGTACAACCTTTCCGCTGTGCCACAATACACAATCACTTGGCCTGCTTCTGTAGAATGGCCTTTCGATGGTATGGCACCTGATGCTCCTGCTGCTGGTGAGACAGACATTTATACGTTTGTAACTGACGATGGTGGCACAAGCTATATTGGATTGTTGACTGCGGATGCTCTATAACTACAAAAAGCATAGAGGAAAGGTGAATCTATGGCTAACGATCAAAGCTTCAAAGTAAAGAATGGTATCCTTGCCCAGAGGTATCTACAGACTGCTGTAGCTATGGCTGCAAACAATGTTGATCTGTCCAAGGGTACTTACTTTACTAAGACCATCTCTAGCCCGACTACTCTTACATTTAGCAATCCTCCTGCTTCTGGTGTAGCTATTGCATTCGCTCTAGAGATTGTTGGGAATGGTAGTGCGATTACTTGGCCTGCTAGTGTGAAGTGGCATGAGGCTACAACACCCACAGTCACAGCCTCTAAGGAACTCTACACCTTTATAACTGTAGATGGTGGCACTACATACTACGGCAAACAAGCAGCTACGGAGTTGGCATGATGCGTATGATTAATACGATGGGAGATACGAACCATGTCTAATAGTAAGATGGTAATGAGCCAAGCTGCTAACTCCCAAGTTGACCTGACACCAAAGGCTTTGGCTGTAGCTCACGGGGCTACACCGTTTATCACGGTATACTCTTGGGGACCTTCTGGTGGTTTTGGTGGGGTGTATTCTAATCCTGCTACTCTCCCCGCTGGCGCAGGCAATGGTGTGGTTTTCAGCAATTCTGGTAATGCTATAGCTGTGGCACATGATACTACGCCCTTTGTCACAACCTACCCGTGGTCTACAAGTGGCTTTGGCACTAAATATGCTAATCCAAGCACTCTTCCTACTGGCAATGGTAATGGCATAGTTTTCAGCTCTTCTGGCAATGCTATAGCTGTGACTCACAATACTACGCCCTTTATCACAACCTACCCTTGGTCTGGTTCTGGGTTTGGGACTAAGTATGCTAACCCAGCGACCCTACCTACTGGGAATGGTGATGAGGTGGCCTTCAGTCCTGATGGCTCTGCTATAGCTGTGGCGCATGATACTACTCCCTTTATTTCTGCTTATCCTTGGAGTGCTTCTGGATTTGGTACTAAATATACTAACCCAGCGACTCTACCTACTGGCAATGGTAATGATGTAGCATTCAGTCCTGATGGTTCTGCTATAGCTGTGGCACATGATACCAGCCCCTTTATTTCTGCTTACCCTTGGAGCGGCTCTGGTTTTGGAACTAAGTATGCTAACCCTGCTACGCTTCCTGCTGGTAATTCGTACGGCATAGCCTTTAGCCCCGATGGTTTTGCTATAGCTGTGGCTCATGCTACCAGCCCTTTTGTAACAGCGTATCCTTGGTCAGGTTCTGGGTTTGGTACTAAGTATACTAACCCCAGTACTCTTCCTGCTGGCCTTGGTCTTGATGTAGCATTCAGTCCTGATGGTTCTGCTATAGCTGTGTCACACTCTACTTCACCTTTTGTAACAGCGTACCCTTGGTCAGGTTCTGGGTTTGGTACTAAATATGCTAACCCCAATACTCTTCCCCCTAGCCAAGGCATTGGCGTAGCATGGTCCACTGTCGGTGATCCGAAGCCGATTGAGTTCTTGGCTGTGGCTCATCAGAATACCCCATTTGTCACAGTGTATCCTTGGACTGCATCTGGATTTGGTGCAAAAATTGCTAACCCCAGCACTCTTGCTTCAGATGCTTATGGTGTAGCTTTTAGCCCAAGCGGGAATGCAATTGCTGTAGGCACCTTGCCAAGTAGCCCATATGTACATGCGTACCCTTGGTCTGCGTCTGGTTTTGGAACTAAGTACGCTAACCCTACTACATTACCTGCGAATTACGCCTATGATGTAGTCTTTAGCCCTGCTGGTAATGCTGTCGCTGTGGCGCATGAGGGTAGTCCTTTCGTAACTGTTTACTCTTGGTCTGCGGGTGGCTTTGGTACTAAGTATGCTAACCCAGCGACTCTACCCGGGTCTGGGCGAGATGTAGCTTTTAGCTCAGATGGTGGTGCAATCGCCATAGGGGGTAATGTATCGCCTTTCATATCTGCTTACCCTTGGAGTTCTTCTACGGGATTTGGTACTAAATATGCTGATCCAGCGACTCTGCCATCACCTAGCGTCTCAGGTATATCCTTTAGCCCTGACGGGAGTTCTATTGCTGTAGGTGTTGGTTCTAGCCCTTCTGTAATGGCTTATCCTTGGTCAAACTCTACTGGCTTTGGGACTAAGTATGCTAACCCAGCGACTCTACCAAACGGTAACTCAACTGGTGGTGTAGTTTTTAACCCAAGTAGTAACGTAATTGTTGCCACCAACGACAATTCACCTTACGTCACTGCTTATCCTTGGAGTGCATCTACGGGATTTGGCACTAAGTATACTGACCCTAGTGTCGGAAATAGGCCCACAGGAGCGCCACAGGACATAGCCTTTAACTTTGATGGTACCGCCATAGCTGTTGGACACAATACTACACCATTTGTGACTGCGATTAGTTGGTCAAACTCTACAGGCTTCGGTACTAAATTCACTAACCCCACTACATTACCGCCACAGCCGGGACAAAGTGTAGCTTTTGGTACAATCTATCCAGCATAATCCCCGACTGTAGATGCAAATCTACCCCACAAGAATGGAAATACAAATGACTAACCCGACTCAAAACGATAACAAAGAACTGACCCGCGAAGAAATCCTTGAGACTTCCCTTAAGGCCCGTGAGCAAGAGGTCATGCACTACCAGATCAACATCGACAACTACACCATTGCCTTGGAGGAAATCGACAGTCTTCCCCCACAGGAACGTGCAGAAATGTCAGCCTTTGCTAACCAACTCGCAGAACTTCTTGCATCTGAGAAGCTAGAGCAAAAGAAAGCAAAGATCATGTTGGCTGTAGTCAAGAAGCAACTTTAAGAAGGACTACAAGAATGTTCGCTAAGATTACAAATGGTGCTGTAGACAAGTTCCCCTATACGGTGGGCCAACTACGCCATGACAACCCGAACACCAGCTTCCCGAAGCAAATCTCAGAAACTATCATGCTGAACTATGGCATGGTTCCTGTGAGTGAGGTTCCTGCACCTGAGTTCGATCCTCTGACACACTTCGCTGAGTGGGGGCCTGTGCCTGAACGTGAGGTGATTGGCTACTACACAGAAGAAGATGCCCCAATGCCTGATATGGTGGGGGAACCTATCCGCTCTGGTCGTTGGGTCTTGCTTCCTACAGTGCGAGAGTACTCAGAGGATCAACTTGCTGAACGTGCTGCTGCTAAGGCTTCTGAGGTTCGTAGCCAACGGGATAAACTGTTGGTTGAAACCGACTGGATGGCTCTCTCGGATGTAGTTATGTCCCCTGAGATGACTGCCTATCGTCAAGCACTGAGAGACATCACTGCACAAGATGGGTTCCCTTATAATGTCATTTGGCCAGTTAAACCCACTTGATTTCTTCCTTAAACTGTGTTAAAACCTGATATACTTTTGGAGTAGTACGATATGGACTTTAACCCTCAACAGCAACACATTCTGTTGTCCAAGATGGGATACACTGGGCCTGCTAACCCTAAGATGATGGATGCTTTCTTGTCATCCAACCCCGGTGCTGCTGCTCGTATGGGTAAGTTCAGTCGTGCCGCCCAGAAGATGAATGCAGGCACTGTGGGTATGGCTCAGGGTGGTACTGCTAACAAAGCTCCGTTACCCACTGCATTTACCGTTAAAACGTCCGGTGGAAAAATGGACGAAAGAACCTACACAGTCGTAGATTCTGCTGGTAAAGTAGTCTTTGGTCCTACCCCGAATAAAGGGGCTGCTGATGCAGATGCTAAGAGCCGTAACGCTGCTGCTTCTACCCCTGCTCCTACAACTACTACCCCTGCTACGGGTACACCGGGTACTTCTACTAACCCTGCCCCCGGTGGTCATCCTTCTTGGATTACTCCCCCGCCTCCCGGTGTTGGTGTCACACAAGCTTTAGTTGAACATACCAACCCAATTACGGGCGAGAAGTGGACGGCACCTACTGGCGGATACACTGTAAATGTTTCTGCACCTGCCCCTACGACTCCTCCTAATACAGGTACCCCTACTAATCCTGCACCCAATACCAGTAGTGACTTTGACGAAAAAGGTTTGCTTAAGTCCGGTGCAACTGTAATTCTTGTAGAGGAAAACGGTAAGTTTTATCTTAAGGATTCGCAAGGTCGTTTTCTCAGCAACCAAACAATCACTGGAGGTAGCGGCAACAGGTATGTCTTTGCTGACGCTGCTGCAGCACAGAAGTATATGGATACAAAGGGTTTCAAAAACTCTGCAACCCCCACTACCCCCCCTGTTAGTCCTACTAATCCTGCCCCTACTACTCCTCCTGCTACAGGTGATGGCATTACCACTGTCCCTGCCCTAAGTCCCGGTCGAGGTTTGATTCAGGATACTATCAGAGACCCATTTACGTATGTCAGTACTCCTACAGTCTCTACGACTTCCCCTACTACGGATAGCACCACTATCGCTGAGGGTACAGGTCAAGTCACTGGTGATGTATCTGCCACTACGACTGGCGTAGACACTACTGCACAGGTTGTTGCACCTACTGCCATTACCCCAGAGGCGGTTACTGCTGTCACTTCTGCTGATGCGGTGGCTGCGTCTACTGCTGGGATTAAGCCTGCTCAGGGTGCTATCAAAGAAGGCTCTACCATAGCTGCGCAACAGCAGACACAGACTTCTATTGCTGATGTAGAGGCTGCTCAGGGTACTGGTATCCTCATGTCTAACCCGGTACAGCGCCAGATTGAGGCTGGGGAGATGGTCTCCGGTACTGCTGTTGATGCAGCTAAAGTAGACAAGATGATGTCTCAGGTGCAGGCTGCTGAGGCTACCCCTACAGATAAGGCCACTGTACAAGGTCAACTCTCAGAACTTATGACTCAGTTTGAGGGTGGTAAGACGCCTGCTTGGGCTGCTGGTGCTATGCGTAGTGCTCAGGCAATGCTTGCAGAGAGAGGTCTTGGTGCTTCCTCAATGGCTGGTCAGGCTGTTATTCAGGCCGCTATGGAGGCTGCACTTCCTATTGCTCAGATTGATGCTCAGACCCGTGCACAGTTTGAATCTCAGAACCTCTCTAATCGTCAGCAGACTGCAATGTTCGCGGCACAACAGAGGGCATCCTTCCTCCAGCAAGATTTCGACCAGAACTTCCAGACCCGTGTTCTGAATGCTGCCAAGGTCTCTGACATTGCTAATCTAAACTTTACTGCCGCCCAGACGATTGCTCTGGAGAACAGCCGTATCATTAACACGGTGAACCTTGCAAACCTAAACAACAGACAGGCAATGGTTCTGGCTAAGGCATCTGCTCTGGCTAACCTTGATATTGCTAACCTGAATAACCGTCAACAGGCTGCTGTTCAGAATGCTCAGAACTTCCTGCAGGTGGACCTGACTAACCTCGACAATGCTCAGCAGGCAGAGATGTTCCGTGCTCAATCTAACGTGCAGGCTATTCTTACTGACACTGCTGCCGAGAATGCTACTATCCAGTTCAATGCTGCCAGTAAGAACCAAGCAGATCAATTCTTTGCTGACCTAACTGCTCGTGCTCTTCAGTTCAATGCTGACCAACAGAATGCGATGAACCAGTTCAATACAGGGGAGGCTAACGCTACCGCACGTTTCAATGCTCAGCAGAAGGCAGCAAGAGATCAGTTCAATGCCACCAACTCTCTTGTTATTGCTCAGGCCAATGCCAAGTGGAGACAGGATGTTGCTACTGAGGCTACCCGTGCACAGAATGAGGCTAACCTGCAGGCTGCAGCAGCAGCTAATGCTATGACTGCTAGGGCTATGGAAGAGACTTGGCAACAAGAAAAAGATGTTATCGCATATGCCTTCACTGCCATTGAGAATGACAAGGACCGTGCACTGCAGGTTACTCTTGCGGATAAAGAAATAGACCTAGCCAAGTGGACAGCGGCTGAAGCGGAGTCTGCGGCGAGGACAGAGGCTCTCGTCAATCTGGTATTTGGGGGCTTTGGGAGTTAAAAATGGATTACTACAATAGCTACAAAAACACTGTAAGTCTGGCTGACACGCTTTTGCAGTCTGTTCGTGAGACCAAAGACAAAGGTAAGTCAGGTCTTGGCTCTCGTCAAATTGGAAAACAAAGAGAGAGTATGTCAGAAAACATTGCGGACATCCAAGCACAGTATGTTAGTGACATCAGAAATATGTTTGCTGACTCACTTCCTTCAAGAGAACAAAGTACATCTGAGATTGAGAACTACCTTGCTTTCAAAGATGGCTCCCCTATGGCCAAGAGAAACCCTAGCTACTGGGAAGGTACGCCGCTACTCGCCCCCATCACTGCTGCAGAGACAGACGAGAACGTGAGGGCTATCCTTGAGACCATTAAGATGCGAGAGTCTGGTGGCGACTACAGGATCAAGAACCCTAACGCATCCGCCTCTGGTGCCTACCAGATGATTGACAGCACTTGGAAGAGCCTCACCACTAAGTACGGGATTGGTACTGAGTACAAGTCTGCAAAGGAGGCTCCCCCGGAAGTTCAGGACATGGTTGCCTCGAACTACGTCAGAGAAATTCTGATTGAGAACGATAATGACGTGACAAAGGTTCCCGTTGTGTGGTATACTGGTAATGCTCAGGGCAAGATCAGCCAGAAGAATCTGGAACTGAACAATGGCCTTACTCCTGCAGAGTACCAGAGTAACTGGATGAGAACTTACAATAAGATGCTTGGAAACTAAGATGCAGTTTAATGGCCCCATCCCCGGTCAATCCCTGACCACCGCACCCAGAAATTTTCCTTGGGAGAGACCCCCAGAGATTGTTGACCCTGAAGAAGCAATCCAGATGCACATTACCCGGCTGTCTCAGCCTGAGATGCTTGAGGATGCCCTTAACCTTCTTGAGTTTGAAGACCTAGACATCCAGACCCTCGTGAGAGGTATTATGCGTGGTGCCGTCTCTAAGGGTATCCACTCTATTGATGTTGCAATCCTCGCCGCACCTGTCGTTCATGAGTTTCTTAAGCAGGCTGCTAAGGCAGTGGGCATTGATGCTGAGGATGGCTTTGAGGACAAGAAGGCTAAGAAGCAAAAGTATGACTACGTGGTCACTAGCCGTGCTAAGAAGATGTTGAAAGAAATGGGAGCTAAGCCTAAGGAAGTTGCTAAAGAGGTTCAGATGGAGGAAGCCCCTAAAGAAGAAGCTCCTATGGCACCTAAAGGTCTCATGGCACGGGGGGATATGTAATGGGTTTCTGGCAAGGGTTAAACGCTGGTCTTAAAAACATTAGAGCAGAAAAGATTCGTAAAGAGGAACGGCAGCAAGAGATTGACCTTCGTAAGGCTGAGCGTGACGAAGAGCGTAAATACAGGCGTGAAGAAATTATGTTGCAGGCTGCTGAGAGTCGCAAGGATGCCTTGTTGGCTATGGGTATTAAAAAAGAGCAAGAGAAGGCAGAAGCAGCGGCTCTTGCAGGCAAAGCCCAGAGTCTTATCGGTCGTTTTGGTGATTCGAAAGACCCTCGTGTTGCAGCCCTTGCAAGTGATGTTAGGACTGCCGCTGAACTGGAAGATAAGATTTACACTCTTGAGGTTGAGGCCCAAAAAGCTGGTGTGGAACTCCCTCCGCTGCAGGGTGAGGCACTCCTTGAACTCCTTACTGTGTACGATCCGGGAACTAAGACTGTAGCACCTGTTGATATCACACTTGATGATATCCTTGCGGGTGATTATTCTGATGTTAATGCTTACTATAAGACTGCAGCAGCATTGTCTCAACCTGCACCCAGAGTTGATGTCAGAATTAATCCTGAGGCTTACCGCAGGTATGACCCCGAAGTCCTTGAAGAAGGTCGTAAGGTATTCGATCAAGAGGTTCTTCGTCTGGCGAACAATGCTCGGGACAACATGGCAAAAGACGCAAGTGATTATGGGGAGCTTAGTTCTCTAATTGAAGGTTATGCTAAGGAGGGTAGCGGAGAACGCTTTGCACTGATGGATATGTTTGGTTCACAAGCATTCGCTGTTTTGGCAGAGTCTGGAAATCCCTACATTCAAGACCTAGAAAATGATGCGACCCTCTCCCGCTATTCCACTGTGTATCAACTTAATCGTGTGATTACTGATCCTGAGGCGACAGAAGAGGAAAAGGCAAAGGCACAAGAGCTGTTGACGAGGTTGCAGTAATGGATGGTAAATACTCAGAGTACCTCCAGAGCCTAGATGCAAACATCCCTGTAACAAAGACACCCGCTATTGCTGGTAAGTACGGGACTCTGCTACAAGAGCTTGATAAAAAAGTTGGCATGACGCCTGTGCCGGAAGCCCTCAAGCAGCCTGAGGAAGAACCTGTAGTCGAGTACTCTCAGATGAATTACTCTGAGAACGATCTCTTGCAGGATGACTTCTTTGTACCCATCCAAGAGTACATGGTGGACCGCTTTGGTACCCACATGCAGGACTTGGACAAAGAGGATATTGTAGAGAAGTTTACCAACAACATGCGTGGTTTTGCTGGTGGTAACTCTGTTCGTGCAATTAATGAAATCACTTACCTGAATGAAGTGGGTGAGGATGAGGAACGTCTTGCTAAGGCTGGCAGGGCGTATGAAATCTTTGAGGGTCTTCAAAGTCTGTCTGGTGACACTGGGTGGGGCGAGAAGGCTGAAATCCTCTTTGACTACACTCGTTCTGCTGTCCTTGACCCTGTCAACGTCCTAGGACTTGGTATTGGTAAGACTGCAACTGGTGTGGGCTTCAAGGCTGGTTCTCAGGTAACTCTGATTGCTGCTAAGCAGGCTTACAAGAAACAACTTGCTAAGGGTGCGACGACAGAGGCTGCTCAGAAAGTGGCTGAACGTGTTCTCCGTAAGCAGACTGCACGTGTTGTTACTGAGACGAACAAGCAGATTGCCACACGTCAGGCTGCAGAGAAAGCAGCAACAACCTACCTACAGCGCATGACCACCCCTACTGCACTCAAGGAGGCTGCTATTGTTGGTGGCTTCGAGGCTGCTGTGTCTGCTGGTACTGACTACTTGTATCAGGATGCAATGCTTCGTACCAAGGTACAAGAAGAGTACAACGTGTATCAGACTGGCCTCTCTGCCGTTGTTGGTCTGGTTGCAGGTGGGCTGTCTGGTTCTCTCAGCAACGTAGGTACTGGTGCATCTGGGCTACTTCCTCCTGCGCCCCTGAATACATCCACTAAGGGTTCTAAGTCAGTCAGCAAAGTAGTCAACCAGACTGCTACCACTGCCGCCTCACCCGCTGGTGGTCCTGCTGTCCCTACTGGGAACTGGCTCAAGGATATTGCCAAAGGCAAGGAGCTTAAGGATCAGGACACAGAGTTCTTCATTACGATGCTCTTGGGCAACGACGAGAAGGGCCTCAAGGGTCTTGCTCAAATCCTCGTCGAGGATGGTTATGTCTGGAGAAGAAGAACTCCTGAGGATAAAGTGTCCAACTGGATTGGCGATATCATCAAGAACTCTGATCCTCAGGATGCCAAGCAGTTCATTGATGACTTCACCAAGGCCACTGGCATCAAGATGAATGACGGCAAGAAGCTCACCATTGAGGGCTTTGCTGACACGTTCAAAAAGAAGATGAGCGACAGTGGTAAAGTCCTGAACTCGGTCGGTCAAGTGGCCAAGGTTCTTGGTCGTGACCCTAAGGCTATCACCATTGAGGATTATGCACAGTTTGTCTTGGGTGGTGGTGTCCCTACTCAACAGACTGTCACCAGTGCTGGTGCAAACAGAGTGGGTAAGGCTGTTGGTGACTTTGTTAGTCGTGATCTCCCTGACTTCCAGAACAACATCATCCGCCTGATGGTGTCTAACCTCTCTACTACTGCCCTGAACGTAACTGGGTATGCTGCTGCCACTGGTTTGAACACTGCTACAGACATCACTCGTGCTGTTCTTATGGGCGGTAACGCTGGCATCTACTTGGCTATCAAACCTAAAGAAGCCAAGGCTATGGGTATCGAAGCACTCAGCCTACTGCAAAACCAAGTCACCAAGGCTCGTAACACACTTGATCCCAACACCACCTACGAGACTTTCCTGCAGTATGCCCAACAGCGTCCTGAGGCTATGCGTCAGCTTACTGCTGTCCTTCCCGGTGGCATTGAGTCTCTAGACAAACTGGCCAAGGGTTTTGATCCTAGCACCCCACTACTGACACTCCAAGCTAATCAGGCTGTAGACGTTATCCAGCGTATGTCTCTGGTGAGTGCTCAGGACGGCTACACTAAGGCCATTGAGTTCACTTCCCAGATGGACAAGCTACTTCGTCGTTCTGAGGACAAGGGTGGCTTTGGTATGTCGTGGAATGAGTTCTTTGCCCTTCCTGACCACCAGTCGAAGATGGTTAGTGAGCGTTACGCAAAGATTGAGGCGCAGGCTGTGGATGAAACTCTGAGGGCTGTGTTCTCTAAATCCTTCAAGGGTAGAGGGTTTGTGGGTGAAGTGGCAGGTATGATTGAGGACGCTCGTAACCTTCCGGGTATCGGTCTCCTTGTTCCTTTCGGTCGCTTCTTCAACAACACTGTTGCCTTTGCTTATCAGACTACTGCCGCTGGCCCCCTGCTTTCTAAAGCAATGGGTCTTGGGGATACCTCTAAGCCTACCTCTGAGTTGGTGTCTAGGGGTCTTGTCACTTGGTCGTTGATTGGTATGCTTACCCAGCGTGAGATGGACTACATTGACCAAGGTCTGGGTTGGAGTGAGGAGATCGACGAAGATACTGGTGAGGTCATTGACGAGCGTTACGAGTTCCCTTACGGTGTTTACAAGGCTGTTGCCCGTGGCTTTGCACATCACATGCGTGGTGACGAGATTCCGAAAGACTTGATTGCCCAGTTTGGGGACCAGTTCGTTGGTCAGCTTACCCGTCAGCTTGGCGAGGCAGGTCAGGGTCTTAACAACATCGTCAGTGCTGTCTTGTCTGATGAAGGGCCGGGATTGGCTAAGATTCTGGGCGACAGTCTGGGAACCATCTTCTCTCAGGCTGCGTCAGGTATCACTCGTCCTCTTGAACCTTTCAACGTACTTGCGGGCCTGTCCCGTGATGAAGAGTTCTATGTGCCGGATCGTAAGCAGGGTACTGCATGGGTGAACAATTCACTTCGTTACATGGATCAATTCCTTGGTCTTGTTACTGGTGAGAACCTTGCTCCTCCTAAGCAGTCTGCCGCAGAGGGTCAACCCACTGTTCAAGCCTCTAAACTTGTCTCTACGACCAGAGGCTCTAGACTTACTAACACTGAACGTGTGATGAATGCGATTGGTAAGCCTACCTTCTTGGCAAACATGGCCTCGCAGTCTGAGGCTGCTGACAACAGATACAACGAAATCTTCAACGAGATCGTAGAGGATCAGGCTGGACTGTTGTTTAAGTCGAAGAGCTTTAGCGAGGGTGATCTTGAGTACAAGCAGATGATGGTCACTAAGATGATTACAGAGGCACGTAAGGCAACTCTAGGATACATGGGTAGGGTTGCTTCCAACAATGGTGATCGTGCCATGATGAAGATGATTAACATCTCTCGTGCCTACCCGAAGCTCACAGTGCAGCGTACTCTCGAAGACCTTGGGTTTGATCGTGGTATTGATAGGTTGTCTGAGGAAGAGTTGGACACACTAGACAATGCTCTTAAGTTCCGAGAAGAGTTCTTACTTAGGAAGTAACACAAAGAGAGAGGGGGCCGCAAGGCCCCCTTTTAGTTTAGTCTTCAAGCATAAAGTCTGCCCACTCTTCTGCTTCCCTCTTAATCTCTTCTCGTCGTACAGGACCAGAAGTACGAGACAGTAGGGCGTTCATAGCCATTCCCATCAAGTAGATTTTGGAAGTCATTGGCTTGGGAGGGACACTATGCCTCTTCTTTGCTCGAAACTCTTTGGCTTCTTCTTCGATCTTCATTGTCTCTAACCCGGCTAAGGTTGGCTGCATAGGCTTTATTAAATCCAAACTCCCAGTCTCGGAACTTGGGGGTGTCTTTATTGTACGGGTTCGTGGTGTTCCCTTGGGCAAAATCTTTGTATCCTTGTTCAAATGCGTTTATCATCAATCCCTCTCCATGCACCAGATCATAGCGACTACGGCAGTGATAACAATTAGGCTCTCTATCACGTTTTTTCTCCCCACTGGTAACACTTGTAAAGTACCCCATGCTCTGGCAGTCCCCCAGTCTTAACCTTAGCCTGATTCTCTTCAATCATTCGTGCCGCATTATCCTCACACTGAGCAATATCAGTGAAGACATCAGGTGGAGAGATTGTCCTGCATTCGTCTAAGGTACAGATCAGGAAGATGAGGGAGATCATGGTTCCTGTAACTCCTGTCTGAGCCTACTCAAGTACCAGTCGGCCTTATTCAAGTCTTCCATCTGCTTGCCCTTGTAGCGCCAACGGTGAGAGTACTTCTTGAAGTTGCCCTCAAGGTATCCAAGGAAAGCGTCTCTGGGCATGTTGTCTTTCAGGTAGTCGATGCACTCAATCTGCCCGAAAGCGTAGTGTGCAGGACTGTTCACCATGTCTGTCATAGGCTCTCTTCCTCGAATGCCACGATCCACTGCTTACAGATGTCACTGCGAACAATGTCATCCACTCCAAACTCAATGACAGGTACAGGCAGGTTGTGCTTCTTAGCAAGGTAGATGATCGCTGCTAGGCCCGACTTACCACCAATATCTGACTGCTTTATGTCACCATTGATTACAACTGTACAGTCTTTCCCGATTCGTGTCAAGAACATTTTGATCTCAGCAAGAGTGGTGTTCTGAGCCTCGTCCAAGATGATGAATGCGTTCTTGAAGGAGCGTCCCCGCATAGTACTCAGGGGTGCCATTTCGATGTTGCCGTTCTTGATTGCAGTCTCTACTACACCCTTGCCCAGTTGTTCATTCAGAACGTCAAGAACAGGTGCAGCCCACGGAGCAAACTTCTCTTCCAGAGTACCGGGGAAGTAGCCAAGGTCTTTACCGACAGAGACGTTAGGACGAGTGAGGATGATCTTACTTACTTCATTGACAGCGTACATGTTGGCCGCATAGGTGGCAGCAATGAAGGTCTTGCCAGTGCCAGAGTAACCACACACGATAACTTGATTAGAGCTATTGAGTGCCTTGAGGTAGCTGGCCTGATTGTCGTTCAGGGGTGTGAGCTTTACCTGCTTGGCATTACCCTCTTCCACTGACTTCTTGTAACGAGAGACACGCTTGCCCTTGGGCTTCTCAAGAATCGTCACGATCAACCTCCACTTTCAAGATACCTTGGTCACCGAGGTCAAGCAGCATCTGCACCACTACCTCTTCGATTTCATTCACGTCCTGTTTGATTCTCCACGCAAGATATACGTTGACTGCTAGACCAACTAGGATGGCCGCTTCAACTAGGGCAGATGTTTCAATTACCATTTTATTGTTCCTGAGGAGTTGTTGAGAGCAGTTTAACACCATGCTCAGGGTGTGGCAAGAGCCTTACGTCAGGTCAACGATTTCACACACGCCAGAGCTACAGGCAAACGTCTGAGCACTCTTCGTCATGTCTTCCTTCTCGTAGTCACTGAGCTTAGTCCAGTCAATACGTTCAGGCATCATGGCAAGAGCGTCAAGGTACTCACGTTCACTACAGTCCTGATAGGGTGCCTGTTGGTAGGTGTGGTCAGAGTGCGGCAAGAAAGACACACCAGAGACTTCATCGAAGTGTTTGAAGACCCACGCACCGACTTCCATCCACTCTTGCTCCCGTACCGTTACAGTCACAGAAGGCTTATGCTCACACCAGTGGCGCTGATAGACCAACCACAACTCCAACTGTTCGATAGCAGTCATGTCGTTACGAGTGATGGCACCCTCAGGGGACTTCTGTGGGAAGCTAAAGACAGTGGTGCTATCCGGCTTCATCACATCAGGCTCATTCGGGATACCTTGATCCTTCATAAACTGCGTCAGAGGGTCTTTATTATCTCCACGTACAGTGCGAATGTAATAAGCAGAGTGACGAGCATGGATACCAGAAGCGGAGTCAACCAATTGCGATACTGTACCGGAAGGCTTGACGCAAGTAATAGCAGCAGAAGCAGGAATGCCAAGGCGTTCAGCCCATTCAGCATTAGTAGCAACAGCAACATCTTTGAGCCTCTTGAGGGTTTTGTCGAGACCTGCGTTAGAAGGCCCGAGGAGTTTGCTATCCATGATGCCAGTTAACGACACACCCAAGAGACGCTCTTCCTCAGTGTTCTTCTGCCAAATCTTACGAAGGTAGGGGAAGTGCGTGTAGGTGCTCTGGATGGTACCAAGGATCGTAGCCAGAGTTACTTTCCGCTCCAAGTCCTCAAGTGTATCCGTAGCTCTGACCACGACTTCCGTGAGATTACAGAACTGGTACGGGCGAAGAATGATTTCACTGCACGGATTAGTGCCGAAGTCATAGTCTGCATTGCGGCGTCCATTCTTTGCAGCCTGTTTCTTACTGGCAGTACGAGAGAAGATACCCCGCTCACCAGACTTGGATTCGACCAGAGAGAGCCACTCACGCATGAAGGTTTCCATGTCGGGCTTCTCAGTGTACGCCACCGAGTTGTTAGCCAGAGCACGTTGACCTTGGCCTTCCCACCAGTTGCCAGACTTAGCATGACGCATACGGTCGTCCGACAGGTTCGACAAAGAGATCATTGCAGAGCGGCGTACACCACCCACAACGACAACTTCACCGATCTTACACATCAGGTCATGGCATTCAATGGACGAGAGCTTACGCCCCTGAGCACCCTTGAACATAGCCACGGTGAAGCGGAAGAGGTCTTCCAGAGGTGCAGGACCAGAAGCACGACCACCAAAGGTCTTGAGCTTAGCACCAGCCTTACGGACCTTTGAGGTGTCCCACGTAGGGATTTCACCTGCGTAGAGCATAGCCACCAGCTTACGGAATGCCTTAGCCCAGCCCTCTTTGCTGTCGTGGACCACGATAACGTCCTCAGATACGAAGAGTTGGTCAGGAACCTCAGGAAGCTTAGAGATGTATTGACGCTCAACAGAGAAGCCAACACCAGTGCCACAGAGCAGGATGAACATAGCTTCGTCGAAGGACTTGGGATCATCGACAGGAAGATACGAACAGTTGTAGCCAGCAGTGTTGTCACGCTCCAAGGCAGGACCAGCAGTCATCAAGGCGCGCATCGAAGGCATGATCTCAAGGCCAAGGATAGCTTGTTCAATATCTCCGACTTCACCAGTCTTAGCTACACCATCAGCTTTAGGTGCAACCACATTGTCAATGTAGCGGGCAACAGTTTCACCCCAAGTCTCACGGCGGTTCTCTTCTTCAAGCCAACGGGCATACCTCGAAGTATGAATGAAGGCTTGGTAGTCAGTGGGCAGGTAGTTGTTCATGTTATTCTTTCTTTAGTCGATGAGGATTGCGACACGATGGGGTTGAATGACGATCCTGTTTGTAGTTACGTCAGCCTTAGCAATCATAGGGTTCTGGATAGACCACTGTACTAAAACGACAGGGACATCCTTGTCTTTGACTCTCTCTAGCCTTTCGATCAGTTCTTGGACTGTCATGGTTTGGAACCGCCTAGTTGTACAGATTTGAGGGGATGAGTCAAGGAATTAAATCCTTTAGATCGACTTTGGGATAGTCCTTGTTCTTCATGATCTTCCCATCCTCCCTACGTCTGATCGTACCATCAGGTTGATACATACGCCCTAGATTGTTCTCGTGGACCCTGCGGAAGGCTTCTCCGATATCCCACCCACGAGCATTGGCATAGCCGTAGATCACATACAAGAGGTCTGCCATTTCTTTGAGTTCCTCTTGAGTCCCTTCATATGCCTCCAGCCACTCGTAGAACTCCTCAGAGATAAGTTTACTATAAAGATCAGGGTTAGGCTTTTGCCCGCTGATTGTAACAAACTCTCGGACCATCTCAGTGGGTGTCTGAGGTTTTGTATCGTGTGACCAGTACCCAAAAGTCTGATCTTCAAGGTCTGTTCCCCATTTAGCCATGCTCTCTTACCTCCAGTTCGTCTACCACCAGATCATCTACATCAAACATTGCAGACTCTACTAGGCCGTAGACTTGTTCCATTTCGTCGTCTGTTCCTACAAACGCTGCTTCGGGGTGGACTGCCACAGTAATCGTTACTTCGTACTTCATTCTTGGTACATCTTCATAATCTGGTTGAGGGAAACAAACTCAGGCTCGTACATGCCATCCGCCAGTTCTCTCTTAACGACCACACCATGCCACCACTGCTTGTTTGCCTGACCAGCCCAGTGTTCTTCTGCACCCTTGAAGCAACCAACGACAAGACCAATGTTCCCATTCGGGATAGCACCATCCTTGAAGGAGAGGTCACGCTTGTGGGAGTGTCCACAGGTGGCAGAGCAACTCATGTTCTGAACCAGAGTGTAAGCATGATGAATGCCACCAGTAGCAGTAGAAGAATTGCCCGAAGTAAAGTAGTGGGCATACGCAACCTTGTCGTAGACTGCAATGGCTGGGCCGGAGTTTTCGTATCCGTGGTAGTCGTCGAACCAGTAGTCTGTTTGAAGATGGCTAAAGGAAACCCCGTACTTTTCTCCCTCATTTCTTGGATTAAGGGCGATGTACTTTTTAATTCGGTTCTCGTGGTTTCCTTCAAATCCCACCCAATATGGTCGCTTCTTCCGATGGTGTTTGAAGGGGTGACGGAGGAGTTCTTGAGCCATGTTATAGGACTCAATGTCACGCTGGTAGCTTTGCGAAGCCAGTGCCTTAGGGTATCTTTCATCATAGCTGTTAAGAGACCTCATGTCTGCGCCATCCCCAAGGTCAAACACCATGTCTGGCTTGAGGTCATAGAGGAATTGTCCCAGTGCTTTGAACCGAACATTGCTTGTTTCTGGATCGGCATGAGCGCACGAGAATACAACGACTGTTTTAGTAGCCATCTTAAGGCTCCTTGTTGTTGAGAACGATTGGATGCAGGTTGGTCTGGAAGTGCTTCACTAGGACATATGCCTCGTCGAAGTTATCAAACCAGAACTCTGCATCGAAGACTTCTTCACCACGAGACACTTTTAGTACCAGCATGGTAGAGTCGGGAGGAAAGCCACAGTCCGGGATTTCTCTTGCGGCAAATGGTCCCTCCACGATACCCCAGAGTAGTGTCTGTTCAGGCTCTGCCTCTTTTCTTGAGAACTTCTTTCGTAGCCAGCTTAGCATTCTTGTCGCCCTTCTCTGAGACCCAAGACTCTGGGATAAGTTTGTCTGCGAAGATGAAGCCATGCTTGATACACCAGTCAGCATAGGAAGTGGATGATCCCTTATTGATCTTGGCAGAACTGTTAGAGAACACAAACCGAATATCTAGCTCTGGCCTCTGGGACTGCAAGAGTAGATGCTTCTTTCTGTCTGCAAGTACGAACCTCCCCTTGGTTTCAATGATGATGCCGTTGGGAAGAACGAAGTCTGGGGTATACTTGTGTGAGCTTTCAGGGATGACGTAGGGGATTTTGTAGGCTTCATACTCAACCTTGATCCCCAACGTCTCTAGCTGCTGTGCAACCTTCCCTTCTAGCCCTGAACGATACCCCCTAGCCTCTGGGGATACCTTCTTTCTCACTCAATCCACTCCGTTACGCGAGGTTCATTGACGACATCCACCATGTAGACAGGCCCGGTAGAGTATAGAAAAGTTCTGGCTTCTGGCCAACAGACCTTCCTAAAGTCGCAGTATCCACAAGTTGTAGATAGTACCGTGTTCTCAGATGTCTTAGACTGTGGGACAGGTGGAATACGATCCTCTGGAATTGGTCCAGCAACCAGTTTTTTAACTCTTGCAACCTCTTCCTCCTTCTGAGCAATCTCTTCTGTGAAGTCATACAGGTCTAGGCAGAGTTTGAACCTATCCTTCTGTACTACTAGGAAGGCACCCTCAGTCTTGTTTTTGACCAGAGGGTCAGTTTTTCCTGCGTAGACATAGGAGCTAAGCTGACTGATGTAGCCGAAGGGATCGTCCTCACGGAGATTGTGATTGCGAAACTTCTCGAAGCCATACTTAGAGGCAGACTTCACATCAACAGTAACCCCATCAATCACGGCGTCACGAGAACCTGAGATACCGAACACATTTACTCTGTCCTGCATACCCTCAACAGTGTGTCCTGCCGCCTTTGCGAGAGACAGAACGAGGGCTTCAAGCAGGTCACCGTAGAAGAAGGTACCAAGGGCTTCTGCTTTTAGTGGCTCCGACTTCTCAGAGAGATTGATTTTGTACCACAACTTGCGATCACAGGGAGAGCCAAGGCCGGAAAGGCTGAGGTAATTCCGAGGTACTTGCTCCTGAGAAAACCTAGCCTCTGCGACATTAGCGATGGAGGTTGAGAGAAACTCTGTGACAGTCGCATCCCAACCCCCTTTCCCTTCGATCACCCTGTAGATGTCCTCTACGATGGTGTCTAAGGATTTACTCTTCAAAACGGAATCTCGTCGTCTAGCTCAGCCTTGGCCTTAGCCTTAGTGTCCTTCGGAGTGCTGTCCTTCGACGTGCTGTCATCTTCCCTTACACTTGAGGGATTACCGAAGGTCATACGACTGGTGACATACGCCTTGTGCTCATCGACCTTAACTTCTTCAAGGCGACAACCGATAATGCCTTTGTAGTTAGTGTCGTAGACTTGTGCGATGACTGACACAACCGAACCATTGCCAACTTCGCCATCCTCATGGAAGTCCCAAGTGGTTCCATCTGCCTTGAAGACTTTGGGTGCGCCACCACCATACTGCTCTTCCCACTTGCGCTTCAGACGAACACGGAAGTGTCCTTCGTTGTCCGGGCTAGGGTTTCCACCATGCTTGTAGCCAGCCTGACGGAGCTTTGCGAGGTTCTCTTTGTCGAGGTCGATATCAAGGGTACACTGCCCACCCTTGTCAGCCAGTTGATTATCGAAACCAGTGAGGTCACGATTCTCTTCAAAGATTTTAGCCCAGTTAGCATAACCTTTGAGTACAACCATTCTAGTCTTTGCCATGTGCGGCTCCTTGTTTTCTGTAAGCAGAATTGTATCAGGTTTTTAGGTAGGGTAGCAAGAACTATTTCTCGCCAGCCACCTTGTATTTGCGTTGTTTGGTGTTGTCTCTCTCGTACTCCTTGCCACCCTTAGCCAGACGAACTGGGGTACTGTAGGGTTTGGTGAGTTGCTTGAGACCTTTGGACTTCTTTTCCATCTGTAATTCCTTAGTGAATCTGTGCGTAGTTTACCCCAAACTGAACGTCAATGTCCAGCTTGATGTTGAGCTTGAGCTTCTCGTTGACCTTGTTGATTGCCCAACGCAGTACCGACTCATGCTCCTTCTCTTCGCCACGCTTGACCCTGTTGATGCTCTCATCGTGGAACTGTCCGACAATGTTAGGTCGCTTGGTCAGGTAGTGTGCAACCCACTGGTCAAAGCAGTATGCACCTGTGCCTTGGTTGAGGGTTGAGAAGATGTCCTTCTCGTAGCGAAGAGTGTACCAGAAACCATTGACGGGGTTCTTCACCCACATCTGACCATTGACTGTCTTGACTGTCTGATCCTTAGCGAACTGTCGGACTGCCCAGTTGCGATCCCAGTATGCTTCCAAGAGAACCTTGGCTTCTGCCTGAGACATACCAGTAGTACGGGACAGCTTCGGAGCGCCAACGCCATACACGGCAGAATAGTTGACAGGTTTGAACTTCTTGCGGGTCTTCTTGATTGCCTTGAACCTGTCCTTGTCGTTCACAGTGTCCTCGTCAGCCTGCGTGTAGAAGTCGTAGTCCTCACTGGTGATGTAGCCTGCGCGTACTGCAAGGTCGAGGTGTTCGTCAAAACCCGGCACAGACATCTCAGCAACGTAGTCAGGGTCGTATGGGTAGATGAAGTGGCGCTTGGTGGTAGCCTCAAGGGAGACCATGTCAGAACCGCATAGTAGTCCCCCCTCGTCAGCAATCAGAGCACCACGTATCTCCTTACCCCAAGGCTTGTCCACCCCCGGAAGATTGACCAGAGGCTTCTTGTGCTTGAAGCGCAGGGTATTTGTCAGGCCAGCAATCTCAGCCTTTACGTAGCCATTGACCTCAGACTCAAGCATACCCTCGAAGATAGACTTGCGGTGCTGGATCACGGTCAGACCATCAAGCAGGCCAACACCGGGGTTCTCTTCAATCAGGAGTTTGACTGAGGGTGCAAGCTCACCATCCTTACGGACCTGAGGGACAAGCCGTTCAGTGCCATCCTCGTTCTTCTTGTAGTCATGGGTGCAGGGTTGCCAGCCAAGAGAGAAGAGCCATTCCTTGACCTGATCTGATGAGTTAGGGTTTGGTGGTTCGTAGCTCTTGACGACACGCACATCATCCTCATGGAAGAGGGGCAGGCCGTTCTCCTCAAGCATGTTGAACCATTCGATAGCAGCCTTGGTGTGGGTGCCATCCTTCTTGGTCATCTGCTTAGGCTTGGACTTGACAGCATACTTGGCCACAGCAGGCATCACCTGACGCAGTTCCTCGACCTTCTCCTCTTGGGCCTTCTCCAAGATAGCTACAGACTTCTCGACAAGCTCCTTATTGATGCGCCAGCCAGCCTGTTCAGCCATAGCAGCAGACTTCATCTTGAAGGTGAGGTACTGGAAGAAGCGATCCATGCCCTTCTTGTCGTTGCCGTAGACCATCTTGAAACGCTTGATGAGGTCTTTCCAGAGGAGCCAGTTGATCTTCACATCCTCCTCACAACGATGCTTGTACTCCTCGTAGGTCAGCCCTTCCCAGTCAGTGACCACAGGCTTAGGCACACCGAAGTCTTCCCCAAAGGACTCAAGCCCGTGGATTTGACGCTGGGGATACATAACCCAAGACATGGGTAGGGTGTCGTAGAGCTTGGCTGTGATCTTGATGCCAAGGATTTTCTCCAAGACAGGGATATCAAAGCGGCAGATGTTGTGACCAATCAGGATCGTCTCCTCCTCAAGAAGGTCACGCATGTCCTTGTAGGAACAAGTGGAGTTGAAGACCTTGCCGTCACGTGTCCAAGACAGAACGTGGACCTTCGTGGCCTTGTCAAGGAACCCATCAGTCTCCACGTCAAACACAATCATTAGAAGCCCTCTCGAAGCAGTGTTGTTTCAGAATCCCAGAAGAGGGAACCCGCTGAGCCAAGTTTAGCAAACGGTCTGTTCTTGTCAATGTGGAAGTAGGTAGTGTTCTGTTCCACCTCATCCTCGTTCTCAACGTCACGTTCAATCTTGATGCAGATGATTGCCTCTTCTTCCAAGGCAGCAGCATACTTGGTCCGACCATCCTCGTTCACCTGTGAGATGAAGATCACACCAATGTTCAACTCCTTGGCAAGCTGTGCCATCTGGGAGCCGAGTGCAGTGAGCAAGGAAGTAGCACCATCGACACCAGCAGAGGACAGGTAAGCAAGACGCTGAACGTGGTCGATGAAGATGAAGCCAGCACCATATACTGAGGCAGCAAGACGTACATAGTCCAGCAGCTTCATAGGGTCGTCGTGCAGGCGCATCTCGAAGATGATAGTACGCTCACCCTTGGTCGCCTTGATAGCAGCCTCAATCACTTCCTGCTCAGAGATAGTGTTATATGCAGCATCGTCCTTGGTACGAACATTAACACCCAACTCGTAGGTAGCCATTGCACGGTAAGTAGTGGACTTCATTTCTTCCATGTGCAGCAGGGCGATACGCTCGTCAGGGTCACGCAGCATGGCAGTCTCGAAGTAACGGATCACCTCAGTCTTGCCTGTGCCTCGTGGTGCCTTGATGAAGGTGATGCCACCCTTGACCAGACCCCTGCACTTCTCGTCGATACCTGAGTGACCCGTGGGGACATACTCGTATGGGTTCTCGGTGAGGATTGCCTTCTCCACATCCAAGGACGAACAGAAGAAGTTGTCGGGGGTGTAGCGTTGTGGTTTGACCGCAGCCCACTTGAGTGCCTCTCCTGCACCAGCCGTAAGGAACTCATTGGCATCCTTGTGCTGGGACATGGGGACATACCAGAACTTCTGAGGGAAAGCCCCATACAGAACCTCTGCCGCCTTCTTGCCAGCATCATCAAGCTCACCAGCATACACGATCTCTTGAAAGCTGTTGAGGTACTTGTACTCTTTCTTGACGAACTTCTCCCCAATGCTGGCAGAGGGAAGAGACTTTACAGGGTACGTCTGACCAAGGATTTGGTAGAGGGATGCGGCATCAAACTCCCCCTCCGTAATATAGATACGCTTGGAAGTACCTGCATTGAACTCAGGTCCAAAGAGACTATCAAAGGGCTGACCCTTCTCCTTGGTCCAGAAGACCTTCTCCTCGTAGCCACGGTACTTCACATTGTTTTCGTGCTTGAAGGCGTAGCGCACAGGCTTACCCTCAGTGTCAGTCTGGAGTTGGATGCCATACTTCTTACACACATCAGGGTCGATCCCACGGATGCCATCATATGTGATACCTGATACGGACAGGTTCCTTACATCAATTTTCTCTTTCAACGGGTATCTCTCCTTTGCCCAAGGCTTGAGCCTCATTCCCTTGCTGGGGTAAGTACCCATACAGATTTTACAGTTGCCGTATCCCTCTTCATTCCATGAGAAAGCGTTCTCACTGTCACAGCCCTCAAGGGGACAAGGCCCGTGGTTTTGGTTCATGTTTAGTCCTCTGTTTTAGCCAGAGCGAGAATATGCTTCAGCGCATCCTGAATGTCAAGCTTTGCGGCAGCACAGTACAGGATAAACTCTACACCGATAGCAGCCATCGCCCTAGTGGAATCATCGTCAAGGGTGTAGGTGATCTTCAAGCCACCACCCTCTTGCTCTTCTGTATCCACAAGCACGATGTTGCTGAGTTTCTCTGGTGCCATAGCTTCGATGTCAGTCTCGTTAATCATTTGCTTCAACTCCTCTAGTGTCCTTTTTAGAAGCCAGTAGTTTGGTACGTGATCTGGATACAAACCCTTTGGCTCGTGCCTTACAGATACTTCCATGGCATCCATTGCTTTGACCAAGGCAGCGTGTGCTTGCTTGTAAAGACTTCCCTCTGGTTTGTACTCATCCTCAGGGTAGACGTTTTCCCAGTTCTTCAAGCGTGTCAGTAGGTCAGCCATTATGCACCAGAGCCTTCCATGAAACAGGGTACAGAGGTTCGATGATGTCACCCACCATGCGGGCAAGGTCTTGGATTTCCTTCTGTGCATGTGGGTCAGTGCGCTTGTTGTAGAAGTTAGCGAAGGCGTAGAGATTGCCTGTCCAAATCCACTGCACTTCACAGCCTTGGGGTAGAACGAAGCGGGCTTGTTCAGGACATACACCATCTGCAATCATATGTTCGTAGAGAGTGATTGCTTCCTCACACACCCACTCGTATTGGTTCAGCCAGTGGTTACTCTTTGGATGAACCCCACTACTACCTTGCTTCACTGATCCTTCAGGCTTTGACCGGAGTTCAGGGGGAACAAACAAACTTGGGGTGCTGCTGATGTACCGCCGACTTTCTTCATTCTCTACAAACCCCTGCTTGTGTTTGAAGCATTGCGTCCTGATGGGTAGTGGTGCTTTCATCCGCAGCTTGATTGCAGTGTGGGCGAAAGGTGTCCAGTGATCGTGCTTGGAGAGGTAGGCGATAAGCTTGGCATCGTCGTACTTGAGTGAGTGATACTGACCTGTGCTGTCAAACTCCCACTCACTCATCTTGGCAAAGCTAACACGAGCAGCATCGACAACTTCAAGGTCATCTCCCATGTGATTGAGGTATTCCGCCTTCATTGTTTCACCTCAAACGACATACAGGATTTAGAGAAGTCAGACCAAGCGACCCAAGGTGCAGGATTACCTTCTTCATCAACCATACCCAACTGCACTGCCCAAACGTCTGCCTTGGCTCTGTTCAGTTTGTCGAAGTGTCTGTAGCAACCTACTGAGTTCTTACACTGGGGTGCGACAGAGCAGAAGGTCATGTCCCTGTAGCAGATCATCAGTAAAGCTCCTCAATCTTGAGTGAATATTGGTTGGCCTTCACTTGCTCTTGGTCATAGTGATTAATGGAGAACCAGCGAAGAACCTTGATGCAGGAGTGTGCGAACTGGAGGTTCTCTGCGTAGTCCTGCCAGTGGAATGCCTCAAGGTACTTCTTCTTGGACAGACGCTCAAGGTCTTCAAAGGCTGAGTCTAGTGCATTCTCAAGGGATGCAACCACAAGCTCGTCGATCACCCCATTGTTGATGATGCTCGTCACGAGAGTTTCTACTGCTTCACGTTCTCTGGTCATGTCTTGCTCCTTAGAAGTTGGGGTAGTAGTGACTACCAGTTTGCATGTGGTACTTCATCACGTGGTCATACTCAAACTTCAAATCTTCACAGGGTTTACCAGTCCACTCTGCCTCTTCGATGCCTTGCTTGAGTTGTTGCAGGAGAGGTTTAATCTCAATGAGGTACTTCTCTCTTGGGGTAGGCTTAGGATACATCCTTGTATTCCTTTCGAGAGTTGAGGGCTGTCTTTGCTCCCTCGTATGTGTGCTTC